AATTTAGCCCATTGTTCTGGTGTCATTGAATCAATATCGACCTGTTTGTCTTGGTCTTTATTGCTTCCACCTACAATGTCTCTACTCTTAGCTTTCGTTAGTTTATCAGACGAAAGGAAGTTGTATTTAGTGACAATATCCTCTAGTGCGGAATTATCCACTTGTGCTATCTTTCTGATAGCTTCTTCATGTTGCTTTAGACTAGGATTGTTTTCGATGATTCTTTGAAGATCAAGGTCGTCTTTCTGTTTCTTTTGGAAACTTTCTAGCTCTGCCAACATCTCATCTCTAGTAAGATAATTCCTACTCTTTAAGAACGCCTCAGCAGCTTTGACGTCCTCATCTTCTTGGACTTGTGGTCTCTTAGAATCTTCAAACGCTTTCCTTTCTTTAGCAATTTCTTGTGTCTTTTTTGTGTCATTATTATTCAATACAGTTCGTTAATCTGTATCCGTTCATATGAACAGCTATATGTTACCATATAGATTAGACTATATCTTCACCATCAGCATTATCTGTTACGGTGCTTGGCACTTCCGATCACTTGATCGTACTCCCTCATGGGATAGTCGTTAGAGGTTTATTTCTACCAAACAAGCTTTTGAAACATCAATTTTTTACCGCTCTTTTCATATTTTCCGAATGAGTAACAAGTTCAAGATTCCATAAAGAATTATTTAATTTATTACTATCTTTATGGTCTATTTCTAGATTTTCAGGATATTTTCATTTAAAACACTCCCATACTATATTATGTATATATCTTAATTTTCAATTTATTGATACACATACATAACCAGTTTTATGAAACAGTAATTATAAATAATTAAGACCATCATTTCACACTCTTCATTTATTACTAACCTCTATTTTCTCATCAAATGACTTTCGTATTTCTCATTTGATTGGAGCGGATTCTTCTTGAAAGTATAAGAATAGTCACATTCTTTGTCTCTTAACTCTTATACTTTTTCGTGTTCTTCATAATGTTTCTGCTAATTCATAATCAGTTTTTTCTGTGTACAAGTCTCTGATTATGTCTTCCTCTTCTTTGGTTCGCGTCTTTACAACACGACCTATTAAATCTTTTTCCATTCTTTTGGAGATTAAATAATAAATACTTCCTACGGGATTGTCCTAACCTTGTAGGATATCCCCCGTTTTCACCAAGTTTTGAAATAGAGTTTCCTCTATTAAAGACCTACACATTTAAGTCTGATTGTCTCATGTATCACTTCTGAAGTTCTTCTAGTGATACTTTCTCTCAATCAATCTCTACAAAGATTTCTTGGTTGTTCCCTCCTTCTGGAGTAGAAGTTCCTTGGTTTTCAAGGAGTGTTTCATTGGAATCCATTGTGTAATAGTTTACAAATTAAAGATCAATGTTCGCTGACAAGATATTACTTATGAATGATAAGAACCTATTAGCTACCGCTAATTCAGCCTGCACACTCTTTATATCTTCGCTCTTCATTGTCGCTAGTCTCGCCTCACAGGCTTTAACCTCTCTTTCCCAGTATTTTACAAGTTCTTTGAATCATACCGTTCAAGAGATACTTTCGATTGATGATTTCTGCTTTACAAATTGATCTCGAGCATTGTTCAACTCTGTGTTGAATTGCTGTTTAGATTTCTGTTCTGCAAAGAAATCAAGTACATTTACCATAATCTCACGATTAGGATATAAAATTGATTGGACTTACATAGTTTCCTAATGCCTATCTAATGGTGTTCATTGATTATGAACACCTTTTATATTAAAGACCTACACTGGCATCCCTGCCGTTACTTGACCACCAGCTACCTGCTGTGTTAGTTCTGCTGGGTTATTTGGCATAGCTTGCTGTGTTGGCATTTGTCATGGATTACCTCCTCACATAGCCTGTCCTAGCATAGCTTGCATCTGCTGGTTCTGTAGATAGTCTTCTTTATCCTCAAATGTATCCATTATACCTTTGAACATCTTACTCATATCTACAGGTACTCATGCTTGTTGTGCTACTAGCCCTATATTCCACTTAGCTATAGCATCATCTCTTCTATCTTCTATACTATCGTATGAACTTGAGCCTATTTCTACTCTAATCTCATACTTCTTGATAGCATTCTTTAGAAGTTCTTTATTTATCTGCCAATATCCTTCATCCTCTGTTTTCTTGATAACTATATTGTCCTCCATATTCTCAAATGTTTCGTTCAATAGCTTGTATGCTAGTCTTTGTAGCCCTTGTTCGAAATGTTTTCTTATCTCTTCTATAACAGTATTACTTTCAAAGAATTTTATTCTTGCTCCAGTAGCTGTATTTGTCAATGCTTGTTGGTTTTGTGGGTTACTTGTATCTACCGTAAAGGTAGCTGACTGTATTTGTCTCTCAAAATCGTTCTGCTCTTGGAAATAACTAGCATTTAGTTCTCTATGAGGTATTTCTTGGAGATTTTTCATAGCTTCTTCCACTGGTTTGTTTGTAGGGATTATTCCATTAGGCTTACTTATTAGATCTTTAGGATTTATACCACTATTTGGATTCCATACCCAGCTTCTATTCAATGAGTGATTTATATACTCACTAGCACTATTCTTCTTGAAGTTTAGTTCTTGTTGAAGCCCCATAATAGGCTCTACAAATCCCCATGATAGCATAGTCTCTGTATCCTCAAAGCATCTAATCATTTCAAATGGTAATTGGCTTATCTCTTGGAAGCAGATTACTAGTATATCATTCACAACAGTTATCTTATACATCTTCTCTTCCTTGCCTTCCATAGCATATAATCCATAGTATGTCTTTAGATTGAGAGCGTTCTTATCCACTCATTCCATTATACTGTCTTTACCGATACCAGCTATAGCAAACAACTGTTGTCTATAGGTATCTGGATCACTATGAAAGCTGGATATATCAGGGAATAGCTCTAATTTATCTATATTTATGTATTTATCTTTATTCCTCTGTAATTCACCTAATCTAACTCCGTTTACATACTCGATTACTGCTGGAGCATCATCAAATATCTTATATCTTGGGTCGTAATACATATCAGCCCAGCTTTTGTTGTCTATAGTAGGGTATTCTCACCATACATACTCTGTAATCTTCTTAGGATTCTTTACTTCTGTTGTTTCCCCTGTCTCTGGATCAGTAACCATCTCTGTTTCATCGTTATTGTCCAATGATCTAGCTATTTCGTACTTGAATTTTATCTTTGCTAGAGCATTTCCATAGATAATCATATTCTTTGCCCATAGTCTTGATGGTTCTATTAGGTTATATTTGTCGAATACGTTAGTTAGATAGTCCCTTACTACCGTTGTGTGCATATCTAAAGTCTCTAATTTCTTCTGTTTCTCTTCTGGAGTACCTAGTTTCTGGACATCATCAACGATATCAGGCTTGTTAGATACCAACCATTTAGGGTTTTTACTCATTATTCTAGGTAATATCTTATTTACTACTTCATGAGCCTTATTTACCTTGAAAGTTGTCTTCCAATCAGCTAATTTAGGCTGAGTGAAGCTAGAATATTCTTTATATATAGCTAACATTCTTGACTGATAATCAGAAAGAAGCTGTTTATATTGCTCAAACGTCTGAGCTATATATTTTACAGCCTTTTGTTGCTCTTGTTCTGATACGTTTATCTTAACTGCCATGTGTCGTTATTTCATATATAAATAGGACTTCAATACTGGTCATATTTTATTTCTAAATTTCCCTCAAATGGTTTAGTATTTGGATGTAGTTCATACATTGAATATAACATCTGCAATGTATCTGCTATATCATCATTTTTTCAGCGGGGAAATCTCTTTAATTCATGTTCTAGCTCTACCATTGTATTACTATGTCGTATGTGTCAGTTTCTATACAATGGGATTAGTTTTCTTATTTTTGTTTCTTTATCTCATGTTTGCTTTATCTCCTCTATATTAGCATACAACCCTTTCTTTTCTAGCTCCGCCCTTAGGTTGAAGCTTATTATTGTCTGTGCTTGGTATGCTTCAATCCCTATCTTTTCTGGGTTATATTTTTTTATATGATATATTATTTTGTCTTGTAACTCTGCTGGATTGAATTTTCAGAATGTATATTCCAAGATATAGAGATTCATATCTTTAAACATCCCTGTCATTATACAACTGTTATCAGCACTATCTTTCTTACTAAACGCTGGATCACAGGTTGTAAATATTCTTCAACCTTTTATCTCCTCTTTATAGTATCTAAACCACTCTTCATGGAATTCCTGGCTCTCTTTACTTACTGGATCTTGTAGATATTGTGTAGAGAATGTACTTGGGTTTCATTTCTGCATATCCTTCAAGATAACTAGCGGGAATCTTTTCTCAAAGAAACTCTCTCAGTTCTCTATTGCAGGGATTATTAGCTTCTCCCATTTCTCCCCTGTACCATCCCTCTCTTTATACATAAGATGTCCACATAGGTCGTCATCATGCAATCTCTGCATAATAATCACTATTGCTCCATCCTTTACACTATTCAACCTACTTTTTATGGTATCATGATAGTTGTTATTTACTCATGTTCTCATTACCTCTGATTGTGCTTCCTCTGGACTCAACGGATCATCTATTATTATTATGTCAGCTCCAACTCCAGTAATAGTACCTGTTGAACCTGAAGCATAATATTGTCCTCAATCCATAGTGGCCCAGTGTTGTCTATTGTTCTGGTCTTCTTTAAGCTCAGATCTTCTAGGGAATACACTATAAAACGCATCGCTTATATACATATTCCTACAACCTAAACTGTTCTTTTGAGCAAGCTCTGATGAATAAGATGTTTGAATGAATTTGATGTTTGGCTCATGTCATAAGCATCGTGCTGCGAAAGCTATTGATACGGTCTCAGTCTTTAGACTTCTAGGAGGGATATTGATTATTAGTCTCTTTATCTCACCTGTATAGACCTTCTCTAGCTTCTCACACATTGCTTTAATGTGCCAGTTTTCATCTAATTCTGTCTTTCTTTCATTCTTCCGATAGTACTTCATGTATTCATAGAGCGAGTCTCTTTGTGCCTGAGTCTTACTCTCTATGCATCTTATAGCTATCTCTCTTTCAAGAGTGGATGTCATCCGTGTTCTTGATTACAATATAAATAGGATTGATTTCTAGTCAAGGGTTTTTACTTACCTTTTTTCTTTCATTTACAAGGCATTGCTACAAACTAAAGAATAAAAATTATTCTATATCATTTAAATATGCTATAAATCAAATACTTACTCAGATAATTATTGCGTAGAAGATCATTGAGATACTTTCTTAAGTCATAAAAGTCATCATATTGTTGCAGCTGTCCATCAAACAGCTTTCAATTTATTC